TGCGAAGATTTCGAGTACCCCAACTGGAGAAATTGAATTTGGAACACCTTATGAATTCACAGGTTTACGTGCGACAAGCTTTGCAACTACACAAGACTCAAATCCATACTATGCAGACAACGTGGAGCATGTGAGGCTAATGGGTGCTAGAACCACAGAAGGATCAATCACTACATACCAAATTAAGAAACAGTTTATGATTGATCATTTAGGTAAAAAGGAAACGACAGCAACACCACCAGCACTGATTGATACAGGTATCCAGTCTAATTTTGTGTGGGTATATTCAGAAACAATTACTGACCAATTTGGTGGTGAGCTTAATGAGTGGCACATTTGGACAAATGTACAGGCTTCAGCTGGTATCACTTCAGATACAGCTACAGATGAAGATTCTGTTGAGCCTAAAGAAATTGAGATTCCGGTAACTGCTAGTCCTAACGTTGCTGTTCAAGATTCTGATGGAAAGTCCGTGACAGAAATTATATGGAGAGATGATTCAACTGGAACAGTAAAAGCACTCGTTGATTCACTATTTTCTGGTACCACACCATTATCAATTGCAGAGTTTTTGGATAAAGCCCTAGGAAAGACGGTTTAATATGATTAAAAAAACAGTTGAGTATTATGACATTATAAATGGTGAAGAGGTTGAACAGGAAGCCGTTGTAAGATTTTGTTTTACATTAGCAGCTACAAAATTGTATCAACAGAAAACAAGTAGACCATTTTTTATTGATTATGAAAAGGCATCAAAAGTATTTAGCGAAAAATTGCAAACTGTTAAGCTAGATAATATTAATAATTTATCTGTGAATGAGCAATTAGCAATACTACCATTATTAGCTGATCCTGTTATAAATGGTTTTTTACTTGATAGTGCTGCTTGCTTTTATGCAGAGATCATTGATGGCAGGTATGTACAGAATGAGGAAACTATATTTAATGCTGAGAATAGTTTATGGTTTATGAGTATTGCTAATCTCGAGTTTTTTATGCTGTTATTACAAGAAATAGCAATGTATCAGCCAAAGGATCATTTAAAATCTAAAAAAAACTAAAGAAAAAGTATGACGTTATCGATATCTACAGGGCATTGTTTTTACTGCAAATTGATGTTAACTGGGCTGAACAGCAGCATTTCAATGTATTATTAGAGGTAATTCGTGCTACTGGTGAGTCAGAAGAAGAGCGTAAACCAAGAAAATTAACAAATAGTGAATTATTAGCGGTTATGGTGGATTAAAAAGATCCACCTTTTTTTATTATAAAGGTGGTGAGAAAATGGCTGAATTTGAAGGATTGTACGTCACAATAGGCGGTAACACAGTTGAGTTTGAGAATTCTATTAGTGGGGTTAATAAGGCTCTTGGTAACTTAAAAAAGGACATGCAGAATCTAAATAAAGAGTTAAAGCTTGACCCAGATAATGTTGATTTATTAAACTCAAAATTGACAAATCTTGGGGAACAATCCCATTTAGCTGGATTAAAGATACTTGAACTTAAGTCCCAACAAGATGCGCTTGGGCAGTCTGAAGTTGGATCAGCAGAATGGTCTAGATTGCAGACAGAAATCAATAAAGTACAGATCGAAATGACTAGTTTAGATAGGGCAATGGAGCAAACTTCTAGCCACATTGAAGAGGTTGGGAATCCTGAATCGGTTTACAATTTGAACAAGGCACTGCAAGAGACTCAACAGGATCTCGATATTGTAAATAAAAAACTACAATTAGATCCAAATAATGTTGAACTTGCTGAACAAAAAATGCAACTATTACAAAAAGCTGCTGATTTGGCAGACCAAAAAGTTGAAGCTCTCAAAAAGGAGCAAGCAGATCTGGGAGAAGCTAACATTGGGACTCCTGAGTGGAGAGATCTTGAAGAAAAAATTGTAGATGCCCAAACAGAAGCACGGGGGTTTGAAGATCAGTTATCCAATACTGGTAGTACTGGTAGCACTTCCATGGAATCTATAGACAAGAGCCTTAAAATGCAGAACTTAATAAAATTTGGTGATAAAGTAGGCGAACTGGGGAACAAATTAAAAGATTTTGGCGGTGCTGCAATTGACGCTTTCAGGGATTATGATGATGTAATGGACTCATTTATTACAAAAACTGGAGACGGGACGGATGAATTAGAGAAATTTTACAGTAGTACACGTAGTACAATGGTCGTTGATAATGCGCAAGATATCGCAGACGCATACGGCGGAGTTACTAAGGTATTAGGCTTGGCTGGGGATGATGCAACGACAGCTGCGACTCAATTTTTAAAATTCTCTAACATCACGGGTCAAGACGTTAGTACATCGGTTAGTAAAACAAACGATATTTTAAAAACTTTTAATATGACTTCTCAAGAGTCACATGCAGTACTTGATATAGTAACAGCGGTATCACAAGATACAGGTATAAGCATAGATGAACTAACAAGCGGATTAGTGTCAGGATCTGAAGAGTTTAAAGCATTGGGTTTAAATGTAAATGAATCTGCAACTTTTTTGGGACATATGTCGCAGGAGGGTATGGACACAGGAACATCAATAAATCTTTTGTCTAAAGCAACAGGAGCATACGCAAAGGACGGACTCAGTTTAAAAGATGGGCTGAACCAGACCGCAGAGGCGTTAGCACAGACGACAGACCAACAAGACAGACTAAACATAGTTGCGGACGTATTTGGCACAAAACAAGCCCCTATGCTATTAGATGCAATAGATAGAGGTGCAATCTCATTTACGAATTTTGGCGGTTCTGGAACAGATGCGCTTGATAGGGTAACCAATACATACGAAAGTACGCTGGATCCTATTGATCAATACGATATAGCCCAGCAGGGTATTCATGACGGTATGGCAGAGCTTGGAGGCGAAATACAGCAAGTCCTGGCACCAGCCTTAGAAGGATTATCTAACTTTATAAGTAAAGTAGTTGATTGGTTTAAAAATCTAGATCCAAACGTAAAAACATTTGTGATTACTGTGGGAATTCTAATAGTTGGTCTAATGTTATTAGCACCAGTTATTTTAATGATTGCAGCTGCAGTAATGGGTCTTAATCTTTCAATGTTGCCTACAATAGCCGTAATACTAGGTGTAATTGTTATAATAGGGCTTATAGTGGTTGCGATACAAAACTGGGGAGCTATAGTTGATTGGATCAAAGAGAAATGGCAACAATTAACTGGGTGGATATCTGATGGATGGAACAAAGTCAAGAGTTTTTTCGGTGGGGGCAAAGATGAAGTAGTTTCAAAGACGGAAGAAACGTGGAACAAAGTAGACGAAACAACAAAAGCTGGGGCGGCTAAGCTTTCTACAAATGTGAATAATGGCATGAATGAAGCTAATAAGGCGGTTATTAATGGGGGTTCGGGAATCCAAAACAGCGCAACAAACACAATGGGTGGACTCAACAATATTTTCACTCAGGGAGGATTAAAGCTCCCAGATGGATTTAACACAGGTTTACAGGGCATTCAAACGGGAATAGATACAACCAGCACCAATGCTAATGCGTCAGCGGATAATATGTTTATGAATCTAGACAGTAAGTTTACCCAAGGTGGGTTAAAGCTTCCAGATGGATTTAACACAGGTTTACAGGGCATTCAAACAGGAATAGACAACGCTAGTACCAATGCTAATGCGTCAGCGGATAATATGTTTATGAATCTAGACAGTAAGTTTATTCAGGGTGGCTTGAATCTTCCCGATGGATTTAGTACGGGCTTACAAGGCATTCAAACAGGTATAGACAATACTAGCATCAATGCTAATACTTCGACTGATAGTATGTTTAGTAATTTAATGAGTAAATTTACTGCTGGTGGAGATAATTTGGCTGGAGTCACAACTGGTGTAATGGATAAAGTTGATACGTCATTTTTAAGTGGATCTACTGATGTCCAAACCACAACTGCTGACATGATGACGAATCTACAATCTCAGTTTAATCAAAACTCAGGTAATATGACGAATTTGTCAACATCAGCATGGAATGGCGTAAATAACCAGTTCAATTCTGGTACAAGCGATGCACAGCAGAAAACTCAAGCTATGAACATGCAATTACAAAGCAATTTTTCAAATATGAATACACAGATGGCACAACAATCAGCAGCAGCATGGAATGTGGTTGTAGCTAATTTCCATAATGGGGTTCAAAGTATGCTACAATCAGTATCTGCAATAGCACCACAAATAGCATCATATTTTAGTGGAGTAGGATCATCAATAAATGGTGCAATTGGGAATTTATCTTATATTGGTAGTGCTATTACAAGTAGCATAATATCTGGATTAAGTGGTTTAGGAGCTGCATTAAGTAGTGCTGTTACAGCAGCTATTGCTAGTTTACCGACTATAAACGATATTATTGCACGAATAACTGGTACAAATTCTATTAATTTAGACCCTGATTCTGATGGATATGGTGGAGCGGTATCACAATTGTTTAATGTTAAGGGATTTAATGTACCGAGTCTAGAGGGTTTTGCAGGGAATTCGAGAACGACTACACTAAATATCAGTGTAACCGCAAATACATCGAACGGTTTAGATATAGCAAAAGCAATAGAACGCAGATTAGTTAGATCGCTAAATGGGAGGTAATCAAATGGTAAGACAATTTGCATTAATAAATAGCAATAATGAACTGTTTAACTTAAATGACTTGAACTCATTTGGTTACAATCCTGATGGTTTAGGGGTTTCTATCAGTCATTCATATTTGCCTTATGGTACAGACTTTATCCAGGATAATATTGCGCTTGATCAAAACGTTATAACACTGAATGTTTTATATAGTCCCTTGGAGAGAAATTCTTATTTAAAATATCACGAGTTTATAAAGTTTCTAGATGTTGGTCATTTAAGGTTAAGATATACTGTACCGCAAGTAGGTGTATTTTTTAGGGAAGTAAAACTAGGAGAAATTACTAAAACAGAGGTCAACGAGTGGAACACGATAGATGAAGAGATTAATCTAGAATGTGTTTCAGCCTGGTATCAATGGATTGAGTCTGGGAGTTATGTAATACCAGATGAATATGGTGATGGTAAGATTTACGTCAATGATGATATGAGTAATAACCAAGGGCATTATGCATTTGCTCCATTGAGGTTAGATGGCGCAACTTATTACAATCCTGATATAGGAACTTACATACCAAGTGATATACAAAAATGGATTTATAAATATGATCCTACTCACGGTTTTACAGGTTATGGTGATACCTATGGCTATATTGACAGAATAATACCAGCAGGATCCTATATATTGTTTGATCGGAATGATGCTAGTGTAAAACTCAAAATGCTTGGCTATGTTTATGAAGTTGATCAAGACAGACCACAAGGAAGCTTTGTTTTAGTGAATGATAGTATTTATTTAGGCGTTTCATTAGGATCTCCTTTTGAGATTGAAATTACACCAATAAACGAGCCAATTGATAATCCAATGTGGGAATTATGGGACAACTTAATATTGTTACAAAGTGACCGTTATTTTGTTACGATTCCACTAGGCTATACAATGGTGGTAAGTAGTGATCCACATAACCAACGTGCAATTATGGTTAACAATGTTACTAAGGATGAAATTAATCTTTACCAATATCAAGATATGACTAAGAGCAATTTTATAAAGATACCAAAAGGAACCACTCAATTGACGTTAGATTTTGAACTACAGAATGCCAACGTAGTTTGGAGATTCAAAAAAGAGCAGGTGGTTGTATAGTGAAACTAAATCTTACAGTCTTAGATAGAACTAATTTAAAAATTAAATCAGTAGGGGAGTCTTACGCTTGGGAGATCAATAAAGATTACTTAACAAATGAAAAAAGTAGCTTCTCATCAACTACTAGAATGGATATGTCTATTGGTGATTTTCTAATTGCTAAGTTTGATATGAATATGTATCAAGAAACTGCCGGTACCCAAGATAGTATACGACCTATTTTTATAGGTGTTATTGAATCAGAAGAAATTGACAATTCTTATAAAATTAACTGCAGAGATTTGTATAATTTAATAGACTTTGACATACCAACTACTCGACAATCTGGTACTAATGTTCAGCAGCATATGAAAAATCTATTGAATTTACACTTGTTAGGTGATCCTACTAAAGCACTTGTGGGCATTGATGTAAATATTGTGGGTAATCCTATTTCATGGATTTATCAGCCTAATGATCCACCAGCAGTTAGTAATTTTTTAGACTACTTCGTGAACATATTTAAAAAATACGAGGTGTTCTGGGAGCCTGTAGACCTGTACTATGATTCAAGTAACCATATTCATATGAGGACTGAAATCAAAAGAAATTTGAATATAATAAATTTGAAGAATAATACTGTAGACTTTGCTAACTGGAGTGTTTACTACATGCCTGGAAATGTTGATAAGCCTAACAAATTAATGATTTATGATAAGCATTCTACGGAAAATATGGAATCACCAGTTTTACTAAGCGTATGGTATATGAGACGAGATGGGAATTTAACACAAAACCCGAATGACAATGTATTTTTTCCAACTAGAAATATTGTTGACTTTTATGATGGACAGGCTTCTAATCCACCTACATTTTTAGAGATGGCTCAAAGCAAGCTTGCTGGATCACAGTATAGCCATGAGATTGAGTTTGACGTGAATTTAGATTCTAAATTAATTTATGTACCTAATTTAAAAATTGGGACAAAAGCAAACATTGTATTTACTAATGATTTATACAGTTCAATTCTAACAGGGTATAAACTCACAGCAGCAAGTAAATGGGTTAGTTTGCATTTTGGAAATATTAGAAGTAATCTACAAACAGCATTAAATGCTTTAAAGTGAGGAGGTTAATATGCTTAAAGGATATCAATTTGATAAATGTTTAGTTGATGCTCGTGCTGATGCTAGTTTATACAGTAATTTAAATCTCAACTGGAGTTATATCTTACCAGATAGAGGTAATATGATGAGTATTTCTACAAGTGGTTTAAATGTAATTGTAAATACAGGACAGGCAAATATACAGGGTAGATTAGTAGAAATAACAGCACCTATAACAGTGGCAATTCCACAAAGTTCAACAGGCTATCTAGTAATCGAAATCGACTTAACTAAAATTAACACGAGTACTGGAACAGGTGATTCTTATCAGGTAATTAATAACCAGCTTTCAATAAAATTTGTAAATGTGCTTGTTCAGGGTGATTTACATAATGGAGGTACATTATATCATTTTAACTTAGGTAGTATCACAAGTAGCACTA